GGATTCTTTTGTGAATTTATAGTCTCCTGAGATTGCTCTTCAAAGTCCCGCTTAATGTCTTGCATCTGCTCTGGGGTAGTGGCTTTCCCTATCGCAGCGTGGGCATCGGCTTCGAGCTTGTCTATTCCTACTTCACCCATCTTCACATCTACTGTCTCTTGCGCCTCCTCCAATTTCTGGGCAACCTGGGCTCCATAATCCGCCACGCTGCCCATTTGCTCGGCGGAGTCAGCCATTGCCCTCCCAGGACCGCCTGCGATCTTGGGGTTCATATCTGGCGGGGCGCTCAATTCAGGAGAGGCGACAGTAGGAATTTGAGGCATCTTAGAGGCTCCCGTATGTGCCGGAGTTCGTGCCGCCGAACCCGCTGGATGATGATGTTCCCATCATTCCTGCCACGCTCATCCCAGCCTTAGTTAGACCAGAGATGAAAGAACTGACTCCAGCAACCGTGCCCTGGAATGCCGCAACCTTCCCGTAATACCGTTGCAATGCCGCCTGCTGGTCTCCCGCCTCGGCTTCGCTTGCTTGCTCCGCCCCGCTCTGCGCTGCCGTGTGAGCCATCATCAGAAGCGGAGAGCCGGAGGCAATGTCCACTCCCGCCGCCGCGTATGCCGTAGCCTGCTTTCCGATGAGGTTGGAATACTTGGCCTCAGAGGTCTGCTCTTTTTGCCGCATCTGCTCAAGAGTTACAGCGGCGTCATAGTCGTAAGCAGCTTTGGTCTCCTGGCCCGACTGGTACTGTCCATACCCGGAAGCGGCAGAGTTGAGAACTCCAAGTCCAGCGAACCCGATTCCGAGTTGCTGCAAGAGCGTGAGGTTATCGAAACTCAAGGTACCCATCAGCCCTCCTCGGCCACGGAAAGCCGTGGGGTGACACTGCGCAGACAGAACGGATAGGGGTCGCTGTGAACTATAAGGATTGTAGCGTCATCTTCCCATTCTCCGTCGAGGTCTCGCGTGATGTTTCCTGTGAACAATTCAGGCGGATTGCCTTCTGAGTTTTCCCCATAGCTCAGGTCGTAAAGGTGGTCTGCGTCGGTTCCTGCCTGCCCACCAATGGATTCGTAGAGAGAGAATGTCGCACGAGTGAACTTCTGCTTCTTTCCCTTCGACGTGGCCTGCTGGTTGCCAAGGACCGGATTCATTGGCTGAATCGTTGTCTTGTAGGGAAGTCCAATGGTGATCTGATTCGCATACGAGCCAAAAACCACCGTGTCCGAAGTGACAGTTCCCTCGAAAATGACCTGCGTATCGCCTACAGCAATTACCTCTTGTCCCATCAGGTAGCTCATCCCGGAAACCTGATTAGTCACCTGCGAAACAGTCCCGCCGCCCGTGTACACTCCAAACGAAGTTGAATCCATCCCGCTCAACTGAAACGTGTTGAGGGTGGAGCCGGTCACCGTGTATGCCTGAGTCGCGTTTTGATTGATTTGGGTCATGCCCTGCACGCCGACAATCTGAACCTGCATCCCATCCGAGAAGCCGTGTCCAGGCGCGGTGACTTGCGCTCCCGGTCCATTTGCAATGCCTGTGATGTTGACGGACGGTAGCAACTGCAACTGCTGACCGCAGTGAACAAAGAACGCATTGGACAATTGGCCGAACAATTCCTGCGGCATGAAGTATTCCACGAACCGAAGCGTCACGCCGTTGATTGTCCGGTTGACGACTATCGCAATCTGATCCTCTTGGTTTTGCCCGCTGATAACCGCCACTGACTCGATGATCCCCCCCTCCGCGGTCATGTTCACTCGGAACCATGCGTACACCTGATCTTGAGTGTTGAAAACAAGACCGATCAACTGCCCATCGTTGCGGACGGACCAATGTATCGGATACGGCTCCATCTGAAATGCGGTCTGCGCAATGCCGGACGTCGAGGCCGATGTTCCGATGGTGATTTTGCGGTTGAGCCGGGTGAGGTCTGTGTTATCCCACTGATTAGTTACGAAGTTGTAGGCAAGAAAGGTTACGATTCTCGCTGAACGGGAGACGAATATAGCCGAACCGTTGACGACTTGCGGCTGTAGATTGCTGACTCCAAGCCCATTCTGAAGAGTGGCGTCCACATTGGACTGGCTAAGAGAAGACCCGCTTGAGGCGTTGACGATCCAGATTCCGCCCGCCGTCCCTATGGCGAGACCATTCGGAGTTCCAACCATGTTGAGGAGTTGGTTCAGCTTGTTTGCTACAAGGGTGTACTGCACAGCATAGTCGTCCGCGTTCGGGTCGCAGATGAAGTCCGGGTAATCGTCTTGAGTGGACCCGTTCAACTGCGTAGGATTATTGGTACTCCCGCCAACAAAGAGCCTTTCTTGGAACAGAGTTCCGCAGGCAGGGTAATCTCCAGGGGCGCTGAACATGGCGACGACCTTGACCGCAAACGCTCCACCTGAGTATTGAAGGTAACTCGATGAATCTACGGTGACTCCAGTGGACGGATCAATCAGGTTCATATACCATCCGGTCGCCGACACCGTCGATGCTGTTCCGGTAGAATCTATCACGTGTATGCTGACTGCCCCATAGGCTATTCCTGAAACAAGAAACTCCCCCTCGTTCAGCTCAACTAGCCCAGAGCCTTCGTTGATGTAAACCCTATCCCCATCCTGAAAAGGCTGCGAAGCGGAGCTTGAGGCAAGAACCACAGTGCAGGGACTCGCCTGAGAGATCAGGCTGATGTTCTGGCCGAGCGCGGAGTATCCAGTCTTTACTACCGCCAGAGTTCCGCGATACGGCGGCTCTCCTGATCGCTGTCCAGGGAGAGATGTACTGTATTTCCACGAGTTTGCGCTCAGCCTCTCAACGCACGCAGGCGGATAGTTGGGATGGAATATCCACAAAATATCTGCGCTCTGCGTGCTGCAATCGAGAGAGAAAAGGTCGCCTTCAAGGTATGGAGTCGATAGCTCAATTGGCGGCTCGTTTGCCTCGTTGAATTGCTCCCAGTAAGACGAGTTGAAGGTAACCACAAAACCGTTGTGGATGTTTATTCCAATCCTAACCCAGTCCATCGAAAGAGGAAACTCGTCATATTGGTTGGATGCCGTGCATTCCATGACCCAATTAGAATCGGCAAGAGTAAAGTATGGAGATTCAGACGAAGCGAACAAAGCCCACGGTGTGCCGTAATAAATTGAGTCTGGAGTCACCGTCCATTGCGAAAGGTCAACATAGTTGCTAGACGACGCGTTAAGAGAGCCCAGCGCACGAATTGCGGCCTGTATAAGAGAAGCCGCGTTTTTGCTCGGAGTTAGGTTAGCAAAACCGATCCCAATTCCCTCGTTTGGGGAAGTCCCGGTTTTATAAACATAGAGGCTATCTGTCGAGTATTGCCCGAGAGCAAAACTTACTGTTGACGCGTTGGTAACTCCGTATGGAGCGGATACGTATAGCCTTCCCTGCGCTGTGTCTGTGCTCTGCGCTCCTGGCCCTACGAACACCAAAAAAGTCGGTCCAACCAGAGCCACATTTCCCGATACGTATGCGGTGGCGGGATTGTACGACGCCTCATCTGGAACCTGCTGAGCGAGCCCAAGAGACCAATCGCCCTCGGCGGAGCCTTCCCATACCCTCACAATCCCCGCTGACATCTCCAGCACCGCCCCCTGCGCGGTCGAGAATTGGAATGGCACAAGTCGGCTCTTGCCGCTGCTGGCCGTTTGCATCTGCTCACTGGCAACTGTTTGCGATACTGTGACGCTGTAGGTGCCCGACCCGCCCACGCCGGTACCTCCGGCTGTCATTGCCTCACTTCCGATGGTTCCCGAGCTTGTGGACACCGTGTAGGTGCCAGTACTCCCCCTGCCTGTCCCCAGTGCGGAGATGTAAAGCCCACCGGCAAGTCCCGCACCTAATAGAATCTGTCCAACCGCTAGGGAGCCCGACGACACAGAAGAAACCGTCAAGGTCGTTCCTGAGATCGATCCGGTGAAACTTGCCCATGGAAGCACGGCGGTATTTGCAGAGACTCCAGAACCGATGAGAGTTTGACCAGGCTGAATCGCTCCGTAGTTTATGGCGGTCACATCAAGAACAGTTGCAGCACTTGACAGTCCTGCTGGGGCTATTGACCCGGTGAACATCGACCCGCCGTTTGCCGTTGCCCCGGCGAAGTACGTTCCCGGCATCTTCTTCGCACCGCCTTCTACCAGCGGTGTCGCGTTCTCCAGCGTCCGGCAAGCGGAGGCGAATTTGGTGAGATCGCTGCGGCTCTCGATCAGACCGCTGACCTCTCCCGTATTCATGCTATTTATCAACACGTTAGCGTTCATATAATCACCGCCATATTGACGCTATCGAGCATGGGCATTTTATCAATCATGGTCGCTCGAAAGCCCATCAGCAGCGCCTCCCGAAATAGCGCCCCGCATTAACCCACGACTGGCTCCCGGACTCATCCTGTAAATAATCGCATTCCTGCTGAGCAGCCGCGGAGTTCAGAGTCGTGAAGTACATCTGCATCATGCTCTGAGCCTTCTTCTCATCCTCCGTGATCGACAGCGCCAGTTCCCCAGCCAGCCGATACGCAAGGCAGTTCACGAATCCGGGGAGCAACTGCGTAAAGTCTGTGATGAGACGTATGTAGTTGATGACGATGGGACGGGCGTTAGTGTAAGTATTGCACCACGGATAGTTGGTCAGAAGGTTATTGGTGTACGAGACACCAACCGCGCTCAGAACCGTTTCGATGATGTACGGCACAGCTTCGGGCGGGTACACGGGAAGATCGCGGTGGCGGAACCATCCATACCCTTCGCCACCCCATCCCCACTCGGCTGCATCGGCAATGCGGCGCTCTTCCGGTATCTCCCTGGGGCGAACCAGCCTCAGATAATCGGCCGGCAGAGCGTAAGCGAATCGATACCCGCCAACGGGACGGTTTACGTTCTGCTGGAGTTGAACGCGAGTCTTTGCGAATTTCCAATCGCGCTCCGACAGAACCTCTTGAAAAACCATGTCCCACACGACATTGATCTTTACCGCGTTGACTGATCTTTCCGTGAGAGAGCCAATTTGTCCGCGTGCGCCGATGCGCTGAAGAGCCATGTTCGCCACGCCCACAGGACTATAGTTCATTCTGCCCTCTCAATAAAAAAGGGAGAACGAGGCGCATTGCCCCGCCTCCCTTGTGAATGGTGAACCGTTCTAAGCCGCTGCCGCTTCCAGCCTTGCCTTTTTCGCTGCACGTCCCCTTGCGAGCGCTGCTGTAAGTTGAGCCTTGCGTTCGGCAGTCATCGTCCCCTTGCGCTTGTCGGGCTTGACCGTCGCTGCCTTGGTCTCGACAATCTCCTTGATCGTCGCCGTAGCCACAGCCTCAACGGGCTCGTCTTCCGGCTTTGTAACCTTGCCCTCGTGACCGGGATACTGGAATAGCCACTCTCCTCTGATGGTTGTGAGGGTGGCGAGTTGGCTCTCTGAATCGATCTA